CCGTAACTGAGGCCAATACTTATTTTGAGAACAGACTAGATGTAGCAGCATGGACTGGCGCTCCTGATCTTCAGAAAGAACAAGCTCTATGCATTGCTACATTTATGTTGGATGAATTGGATTGGATCGGAGTAGCTACAGATTCAACACAATCACTAGCTCATCCTCGTAAAGATGGTGAATATTTTGATCCTAAACTTGGTATACTTGTTTCTTTGGTTTCTACTGTTGTTGATGTAAGAGTCACTAAAGCTACTTATGAGCTGGCTTATCATTTATTAAATAATGATGGACTCTTAGATAATACAGGCTTAATTAAAGACTTAGAGCTTAGCGGTATTAAACTTAGTGTTATTAGACCTGCGGATAAAATTCCTATGGTTGCAAAGACACTTATCAAACCATTACTCCGGAATAGTGGTAAGAGAACATGGTGGAGGGCTAATTAATGGCTTATAATTCATTAATTGGTGTCCAGCTAAATAAAGCATTTAATGCAGCTAAGGACTTGGCTATTGAAGCGGTATTTACAAAAACAGTTAATTCTGAATTTGATTTTAGCACTGGTGAAGTTAATGATACAACTATACCTTCGATAACAACAAAAATAATTATTACAAAAACGTCTAAAACTCCAGAAGCGAAAACGATGACTATTATGTTTAAAACAAAAGAAGTCGGACCGTTCTCCATGACTGACCATGTGTATATTGACAATGATAGATGGCATTTTGGCAATGTGATTACTTCAAACAATCACGTTTCAGTTGTTGAACTTTATCATGAGATCTGATTATGGGTAAATATGAGTTATTAGAGAGAGACGTTTACTCAGTATTTTCATCTAATGAATGGAAAGCTGAAAACATAAAAACATTCCCGACAAATTTTGTAGTTATGAATACTACTAATGATGAATTTATTCGCGTATCAGTGATACCTAGTGGAAAACCTATAGATAGATATTCATTAGCTGGTATTTTAATAATTGATATATTCACTGCTTCAGGCTCTGGCACAAGACGTGCTATGATTATAGCAGATACTTTAGATAAATATCTTTTAGATAAATCTAAAACAACAAGTACAGGTAAAGTAACACAATTTGGTATTAGCAGTTTGGCTCATAATGGACCTGACAAAGCATTACCTGTGATACACAAAAGTACTTATACAATTGATTTTAACTTCTACGGAAGTCCTACTTAAATTTAAAGGAATTAAAATGGCACACATTTCTACACTTGGCGCAGCTCGCTTCACCGACTTATCTGTTACTACTGCAACTGTTACTGAAGCAACTTTTATCACATTTGATGAAAATTCTGATGTATCTTCTTATTTTGATGGTGCACCAAACACTGGTGAATATCAACGCATTACCAATATTAAAGAATTTCCTGCAATTGGTATTCCTGCTAACGTTGTTAAAGTTCCTGAATACGGTTCTAAAACATCTAAACAAATTCAAGGTCAAGCTGACTCTCCAACAATGGAAATCACACTTAACTATATCCCATCTTACTGGGCAGATGGTTATTTAGGTGGTGCAGCAACTGTTGCAAATTCTGGTTCACCTTCAGTAGCAGCACCTCAAGTTGCTGACGGTAAATTACGTTTATTTAGATTTACTTTGTTAGACAAAGAACCAGCAGGTTATAATGCAACTACCAACAGCATTGCTACGTCTGAGAATTCTTCTTATTACTTCTTAGGTAAAATCGAAGCGTTAGAAGTAACACCAAGCTTGACAGATGCAATGACTGCAAAATTAACAATTACTGTACAATCATCTATCAAAGGTGCTTGGACTGTCAACTAAGCATTACAGGAGGGGGTACTTCGGTACCCCCCATTCTAAACATTAGGAACCTATATGGCTCAAGATAAACCATTCAGCTTAGAGTATGTCGTTGGCATTACTGTCAAACATATGCTCAAAAGCATCGATATTAGTATTAATAAAACATTCGAAAGAACAAAAGATGATTCGTTATCTCCAGATAAGAAAACTGAAGCTTTCGAAACACTCTCAATTTTACATCAAATGCGAGCACAACTAGATGAACGCAAAATTAATCAAGGTAAGTAATATGTCAGAAGCAAAGGGTATTAAAGCACTTGTTGGTCAACGTATGACCAAAACAGTTAAATTCTTAGGCAGCGATGTTAAGATTTCTAAGCTATCTGTTTCAGAAGTTTTAGAAATTCAAAACAAAGCAAAAGACGCTGAAAAAGATGAAAATGCAGGTTTAGAGTTACTTAAATCAGTTGTTCGTTCAGCTGTAGAAGGTGGTACTGAACTTGATGATTCAGATTTTGATAGTTTCCCAATGGATGAATTGTCAAAACTTTCTAATGAAATTATGAAATATTCAGGTCTTGGTCAAGGGCAAGATGCGGGAAAGTCGTCTTAAGTGCAGAAGAATTGCCAATATTTGAATTAGCATTTCATTTAAAAATGCCAGTATATAAAATTTATGAGGAAATGACTTATGAAGAATTATTAGGCTGGTTTAGCTATCTAGAACAACGTCCAATAGAATGGCGTGCTGACGATAGGGCAGCTAAATTAATTCAGGTACAGGGTGTTAAAGAAAAACCTTGGCAACTTTTTACTTCATTAGATGCTATTTACAATCCAAAATCAAATAAGAAAGACGGTGAATTTGATGCTAGTGGTTTCAAACGTTCTGGATTCTTTCAAAAGCTTATAAATGCCTCTGGTGGCGAAAATTTATTTGGAGGATAATTTGTCTGTAAAAATAAATATGAATTTCAAAAAAGAATTATTAAAGAAATTCGAAAACAAAAAAGAAGCGGAGTTACATAAACTAATTGATGCTTTGAAAGATGCTACACCTGTAGATACAGGTAATGCCAGAGACGGATGGAAGATAGAAGACGGACGTATAGTTAATCACGTGGAATACATTGATGAACTAAATGCAGGCTCTAGTAAACAAGCACCATCTCATTTTATTGAGAGAACTTTGTTGTCCTTCTCAGAAGTAGACGCAAATGGTGTCATTGTAACATCAGCTAATTAAGACAACACACCCCTGAAGAATCTAATGATTCCTAAGGGGTTTTTTATAAGGAGTATAAAGATGTCAGGCATTGTAATTGATGTCGAAGCAAAAGTCGATAAGGCACAAAGAGATTTAGAAAATTTAAATAGTACTGTTGGATCTATTAGTAAAAGCGTAGCCAGTGTAACTTCTGGATTTTCTAAAATAGCCGGTGCATTATCAGTAGGTGGAACACTTGTTGCATTAACGCAAATTGATTCTACTTTTACATCCATTGAGAACAATATAAGACTAGTTACAGGCGCTACTAAAGAATTTGGTGCTGCATATATTGAAGTGCAAAAAATTGCAAATGAAACACGTTCTACTTTTGAGAGTACTGCGCAGATCTTTGCTAAATTAGGTATTGCAAGTTCATCATTAAATGCTTCATCTGAATCAATTTCAAAAGCTGCTAAATCATTACAAATGGCGGGTATGGTTGCTGGAGGTTCTACTGAAGGATTTAAAGCGGCAATGATGCAATTAGGGCAAGCATTAGGCTCAGGTGTTTTACGTGGTGAAGAATTTAATTCTATAATGGAACAAGCATTGCCTGTTGCACAGATGATTGCTGATTCGCTAAATGTATCCGTAGGCGCATTACGCGACATGGCCAATCAAGGCCGTATAACTTCAGAAGTAGTATTTAACGCCTTACTCACGCAATCTACAGCTATTGAGAAAAAGTTTAAACTAACTGGTGCAACACTGGGTAGCGGAATTGATAAAGCCAGAGAGTCCTTCTCAATTCTATTTAATGAAATCTCAAAAAGTTTTGGAATATCCTCAGGGTTAGGTAATTTATTTTTAAAAGCTGGTAATAGTGCATCTGCATTAGCTGATGATATTAAATTAATGTCATTGAATATGGAAATATTTTGGAGAGAATGGTCTCCTAGATTATCTAATGCTTTTTATCCATTTATATTTGCTTTTAATAAAGCAATGGCCCTAGTAAAGACTATTTTAGCTGCGTCAGGTATTGAAAAATTTTTAATTAATATGTGGCATGAAATGGAATATGCTGCTGTTAATGTAATTAGAAGAGTTTTTACTAATTTAGAAAATACTGGTAAACTATTAAAAGCATTTGACAAGGGTAATTTATTTACAGGAACTATTGATTCACTAAAACTATTACCTAAAGTATTCGGAAGTATGTTAAATATGACAATTTCGGAATATGAAGACTGGGGAAATACTTTTATCAAGAAATCCAAAACTAAATTTTATGTAATGGGGCAGACATTTGCAAGTGGCGGCCAATACTTAATGGGAATGCTGGCAATGCAA